CAGACGTAGTACTACAGGATCTACTAGAATTGTAAGTGATATTATTACTACACAACTTACAGCTGGAACGTATGCATTTAATATCCAAGAAACAAAAGTAGCAGTAGAGGCTTTAGCGGCTGATGTAACTATGAGTGTAACTACAACTGGTGCATCAACTGATGCAGATTTAGTTGCAGGAGCAATTAACTCAGGTGGTTTTACTAACATTGTTGCTTCAGTAGATGCTTCAAATAGAATTGTTATTGAACATAATGATGGTGGCGACTTCCGTATTAAAGATACTGGAACAGTATTAGCATTGGCGGGATTTGCCGCTTATGTTGATGCTAACTCAGGAACACCTAACTTGTATACAGCACCAACTGGCGACACTACACATGATTTTGTTGCAAGTAACTGGCAAGTATTAACTCAAACATCAAGCACAGATGCTCCAACTGCCTTAACAGTAGATGGACGTATTTGGTACAGCTCAATTGTTGATGAAGTTGATATGATGATACACAATGGTACTACTTGGGTAGGCTATCAAGATTCAACTAGCCCATTTTACGCAGTAGCTTCTGGAGATAAAACAGATCCAGCAGGTCCGATTGTAACGGCTACAGAGCCAACTTTACAATCAGATGGAACTGCACTTAAAAATGGTGATCTTTGGATTTCAACAGCAGACACAGAAGCATATCCTAAGATTTACAAATACAATGGCACAACATTAAAATTTGTACTTCTTGATAATGGCGATCAAAGTACTGAAGACGGAGTTCTTTTTGCAGATGCACGTTATAATACATCAGGTGCTAATTCAGACAAAGAAGGAACTATTGCGGCACTATTAGTAAGTAACTTTATTGATATTGACGCTCCAGATCCAGCACTTTATCCAAAAGGTATGTTGCTTTGGAACTTACGTAGAAGCGGATTTAATGTTAAGAAATTTGTTCGTAACCATGTTAACACGGCTACTGACAACATTAGATTTGGCGACGAATCACAAGACGCCTACTATGCACACCGTTGGGTTACTGAATCAGGTAACCAAACAAACGGAGCAGGTAGTTTCGGACGTAAAGCTCAACGTAAAGTTGTTGTACAGGCATTACAAGCATTAGTAAATAGCAACCAGAAAATTAGAGATGATGAATCAAGACTGTTTAACTTAATGGCTTGTCCGGCTTATCCAGAGTTAATTGGTGAGATGGTTACATTAAACTATGATAGAAGCCTAAGTGCTTTTGTTGTAGGAGATAGTCCATTTAGATTAACCCCGGATGCTACTTCACTTAATAACTGGGGTAAAAATGTTAACTTAGCAACTGAAGACAACGATGACGGACTTGTTACAAGTGATGAGTACTTAGGCGTGTTTTATCCAAGTTTATTTACAAGTGATAATGCAGGTAACAACGTAGTTGTTCCACCAAGTCATGGTATACTAAGAACTATTGCACTAAGTGATTCAGTTTCGTTTCCATGGTTTGCACCAGCAGGTACAAGACGTGGCGGAATTACAAACGCTAGTGCGGCAGGTTACATTGATAGCGAAGGCGAATTTGTAAGTACTGCACTTAATGAAGGTCAAAGGGATACATTGTATAGTAATGCAGTTAACCCAATTACATTCTTAACAGGTGCAGGTTTAGTTAACTACGGACAAAAAACTAGAGCCAAAAATGCTAGTGCGTTAGATAGAATTAACGTTGCTAGACTAGTAATTTACTTACGTGGACAACTTAAAAAACTTGCTAAACCTTATATCTTTGAACCGAATGATAAGATTACACGAGATGAAATTAAGGCACAAGCAGATAGTTTGTTACTTGAGTTAGTTGGTCAAAGAGCACTTTATGATTTCCTAGTTGTATGTGATGAATCAAACAACACACCAAGTAGAATTGATCGTAACGAGCTTTATTTAGATATAGCTATAGAACCAGTAAAAGCTGTGGAGTTTATTTACATTCCATTAAGACTTAAAAATACTGGTGAAATTGCAGGGCTCTAAGATGATAAATATTACTAACGAGGAGATATTATAATGAGCATTTCAACACTATCAAAACTTACAGTACCTTTGGATACTAGCTCTTCGGCAAGTAACCAAGGACTGTTGATGCCAAAACTCCAATATCGCTTTAGGGTGACATTAGAAAATTTTGGAGTTGCAGGCACACCTACATCGGAACTAACAAAACAAGTTGTTGATGTAACAAGACCTAACGTGTCTTTTGAACAAATTACTGTAGACGTATACAACTCACGTGTATTTCTAGCAGGAAAACATACATGGGAACCAATTACACTTAACTTACGTGAAGACGTTTCGAACAATGTACAAAAATTAGTTGGTAGCCAACTACAGAAACAATTTGATTTCTTTGAACAATCAAGTGCGGCATCAGGACAAGATTACAAATTTGTAACTAAAATTGAAATCTTAGACGGTGGTAACGGTGCGAATGCAGTTGGTATTCTTGAAACTTTTGAACTTTATGGTTGTTACCTAGAAAGTGCTAATTATAATACATTAGCGTATAGTACGAATGATCCAGTAACTGTAGCGTTATCTATTAGATACGATAATGCAATACAAACACCACAAGGTACTGGTATTGGTACAGCAGTTGGTAGAGCATTAGGTACACAAGCTACTGGCGGCGCATCACAATAAGTATTACAAGTATAATATTTCCTAGTTAAATTAAGAAGGGGCTTTAATCGGCCCCTTTTTTCTTGACAAAAACCCCACATTTCCTTTTAGATAAATAATAGTATGGCATCAAGAAACTCATTTATATCTAATGTAGCTCAAGGATTTTTAAATCCTAAAGGCTCTGTAGGCGACTGGCATCACGCTAGGGCGTTATACACTGACGACAGTTTTAGGCTTGCTCCTAAACATAAATTTTTATATCACGTAGTGTTTAATCTTAATGCAACCGCTGTTAAGATACTTCCTCAATTAAAAACTGAAGAAATTAATATGTTAGTTAAAGCAGTTGACATGCCAAAATTTAATGTAAGTACTTCTTTAAAACATCAATATAATAGAAAACGTAACTTACAAACAAGATTAGATTACGATCCTATTAGTATTACATTTCATGATGATAACTTTGGTCAAACAACTGCAATGTGGGAAGCATACTATAGATATTATTTTAAAGATGGAAATTATACAGGACATGATGGTATTAGTCCTCTAGATAAACATCATGCATATAATAAAGGAAACACTTACGTAGGTCAAATATATAATAAACATCGCTATGGTTTAGACAACGATAGTTTTTATAGTTTCTTTGACAGTATACAAATTTTTCAACTATCAAGAAGAAGATATACAGCCTTTACACTTGTTAATCCTATGATACAAAGTTGGCAACATGATAGTTTAGATAATAATTCGAGCGATGCAGTACAAAGCACTATGCAAGTATTATATGAAACTGTTTGGTATAGTCGTGGCGCTGTTGATACAGCACAAGGTATTCCGAAAATGTTTGGTTCACCTTCGGGACATTATGATACAACACCAAGTCCAATAACAGTAGAAGGTGGTTCAAACTTTGGAGGACTGCTTGGAGGTGGTGGTATTTTAGCACAAGGTGTAAATATTTTACAAGACATTTCAAGTGGACAAGCATTTTCTTCTCCAGGAAGATTACTTGGTACTATACTTAAAGGTGCTAACATTTTTAAAAATGCAAAAGGCTTGTCTATGGACGGAATTCGTCAAGAAGGATTTGGTATTTTAAAAAATGCACTTGGTGGATTAGGCGGTATAAGTGCAAATAATGTAGGCGGAGTTGCTAGTTCATTCTTTCCTAAAAATAGTGGATTAGGATCTATTATTTCAAATGTTACTCCGGCGATTGCAGGAATAGGTACACTTACAACAGGATTTGCGGCTGTTAAATCATTAACATCAGGAAGTGATATTTTAAGTAAAGTAGCAGGTGGTGTAGGAGTTGGTGTTCTTCTTGCTAAAGCGTCAGATAGTCCTTTTGGTAAAAAAATAATTAATTCAGGAACTGAAATGGCTGGTGGGGCTCTAGATGCAATTTCAGAAGCATTTAATGATTTAACAGGAGATAAACAAGCCGAAGTGGTCGCTGATGCGACGGCGGCTATTACTTCTAAAACAAATGATGCAATGGCGCAAGTTCAACGAGCTGGTGGTGCCTTTGGACAAACTAGTGGACGAGCAACACAAGGATTTGCTCCAGCAGGAACGGATGTTGCATAATGCCTATTAAAAGTACAGCAATTGATACATCAGATCATAGAATTAATTTACCCCGAGTAGATTCTG